GAAAACAAAACGAATTCCGCGACATCAAATTGTACTCAACTAGGATTACCTGCAACAGATTGCTAATGGCTTCAATTGCAGTACGAACTCCATATGAGTCTTTTTTTGCCGCAAACAGTAAAGATGACCAGAGACTTCTTCTTAACTCCGGTCTTGAATTCGTTAAACGAGAGCTAGATGCCGTTGGTGTGCACTTTGCGTATCAACTTTCCTCTCAAAAGAAGGAAGCACTCACGAGCATGGGTGTATCACTGCACCCTGTTCCCTTTTTGTCACATTCCCACCCTTTTTGCAAGACTGTTGAGAATCACATGCTTCTCAATGTTCTGCCAGACTTGATGGGTAACGGCAAGTGGATCTTTTCTTCTATCAAAAAAAGGAAAATTGATACAATCACCAAGAAGCGTGGTGTACAGGCATCTAATGTAGATTTTGTTAATAAAGTTATATGTGCTAAAGATTTCACTAGGTATGATTTTGATCCCAAGGTGCATGATGTTAGAACCAACATGTCATCTAGGGAATTTATCTTTCCAAATAGTTATATTAGGGCTTGCCATAATAATAAAATTTTTATACATGATGAAATTCACCATTGGTCAGCCGATGACATGATTTACTTCCTCAACAATTCAAATCCCAAGATGTTGATATGCTCAGTGGTTTATCCACCTGAACTCTTAAGAGGGATTAAGCAGCCACAGAATCCATCACTATACTCATTCGAGGTTGACGAGAAAAAGCAAAAATTGTTCTTCTTTCCTGACAACTGTAAAAGTGAGGCATATGAACAGCCACTCAGACTTGATTGGCTGTTCGAAGCAGCCTATATCGACACCGGTGTTAAGAGGTACACTGTGAAACTCATCAAGAGTGCTTATTCACATCACATGTTCCAAATTACACCTGGTGAGTATGTTACGGAAAGCAGAAGGTTTTTTAACGATTTTGACACCATTGACTTGTCAATCATGCATGAGAATAGATTTAGGTATTATGATTACATACCTATCAAAAAGACACATCTTCAAAAAGTTTACTCATACTTATTGTGTCTCAAGAAGCCGGATGTTGAATCTGGGTTGGCAAAGTTGAGGCAGATGTTTGATGATGATCAAGACTGCCGAGTGGTTGAATTTTTTTCAAAATTTTGTAAAGACATAATAGAAAAACACAAAAATAAGTGGGAATTGTATGGGTTTAGCTGGTTGGAAACGGCGAAAGATTCATTCATCAAAAGCTTACCCATTCAGATAGCTAGATGCTTTAAAAGGTGGGAATTCAAAAATATATTTGATTTCCTATTTAATTTACAAACGCTATCTGTGTCAGTAAACACTAGGGTCGTAACAAGAACTTTTGTGAGTTCCTTTACTGACTACATATGTGAAGAGGTTAAGGAGAATCAGAGTGTGGACGCACTGATGAACTCTAAATGGCATGGCATTGGACCTGAAAAAACTCAAAAATGGAACATCAGAGTGATGAAGATGCATGCTTTTGAAGAGTTCAGAAATGGGTCAGTCAAGAGAATCAGTGTCCTACTATTTCTGGGTTTTGAAGCAGAAAGAATGAGAAAGGAACTGAATTTAAAAAAAAAGAAGAAAGGAGAGGCACACACTCTGAAATTACTTAAGTACACAAGAGACGGTCCCTTCATCCCACCCAAATGGCTATTTGAGGGTGAAGATGAAAAAGAGAAAAAAAAGAATAAAGACAAGGAAGATATTGGGATCGAAGAAAAGGAATTCATAAAAGTAAATCTCGTGACGTCAGGCTGGTACGTCAAGGTTGATTTGCTGACAATGATAAGGGAAGAGGAGGAAGTAGGAAAGAAGGTGGAGAACAATGAAATTTCAATCCTCAAGAGCAAAAAGGAGGAAGAAAAAGAAAAGAGCATTGTTCACTGGCCAACTGATGCAAAATCAACGGAAAAAGAGGGAAAGAAGAGGGAAGAGATTGAAGTGGGAAGCCCTCATGAGGAGGTTGAAAAAGGAAAAAAGAAAATTGTGCAAGAGTGTCCAAATGAGATTGCACCCAGATCTGATAACGAAGATCTTAGAGTCTTCATCACCAGAGAGGATCTGAAGAATGGGTGTGAGATCACCATAATGGACCATGATGCTCATCCAATGAAAAAGAGGCGAATTGCCAAAGTGGTAGGAGATGGCAATTGTTTTTACAGAGCATTGAGATTATGCCTTGGACATGGTGAGCATGAGTACAATGTTACAAGAGAGAAACTGCACAAAAGTGCATTGAGTTCAACCTTTTTCAGACTCGAAGATGATATTTTGCATGAGTTGATCACTGATGGTGTGTACACCTCTGATGAGTTGGTGAAATTTATTGTCAACCTAGCCAATATAGAGTTAAGAATATCGACACAGAATCAACTCAATCACTTCTCCTCGTATAAACCGCTAATTGCCAAATATGAAAATGAGCCAGTGTGCGTAGTGCATATGCACCTAGAGAATGAGCACTTTGATGCTGTGCTTTATGCTCATGATGAAGATGGCTATGATCAAGAGGAAGAAGGTGGGGTGATTGAACTCAAAAGAGGAAACTTTGAGGATCTTGAAAAGCTTAACTTTCAAAATTACAAGCCCACAAAGTTAAAAGGGAGAAAAGCTTTCTTCTTTGTCAACAATTTGGATATCGATTATGGGCACGATAAAGTGAGGTACAAATCAAATCTTTATGATATAGAGAGTATATGCCCCAAAGATTTGTACAATGGGTACAATGCTTGCCTTGTGCAGATATTCGAAGAAGGAGGTAACATTCCAATGCATAGAGATGATGAGATTTGTTATGATGATGAATCTATATTGTCAATCAATTTGAAAGGGAGTGCGACTTTCTCATATTCAGATGGAAATGTTACAAAGGACATCAGAATGATGGAGTCTAGCTACATTGTTATGGATGGTCCGTTTCAAAAGAAATTCAAGCACTCTGTCAAAAATTGCAGCAGTGGAAGAATTAATGTAACATTCAGAAGGCACATAAGGAGAATGAACATGGAGCCATTGGTTGACATTAACAAGGAGATAAAGGCAATGAAAAATAGGTGTATGATTGATGCAATAGCGGATAATGAGGGGAGATCAATTCCTGTTGTGATGAATGCATTGCTTAAGAAAGACCGCATCTTCTGGGATGAGTGGAGGAAAAATGATAATGGAGGGACAATATCAGACTTGATCAAGGCAGCGAATGACCTTGCCTTCTCATTTGAAGTTGACACCATGGACGGTGTCAAAACTTTGAACAATAAAGGCCCCCTGTTCACCTTTGAACTCAAAGATGGTCATTTCCGAAAATCAAAGATTGAAAAGATAGGAAAAGTTATGACTGAGCTGGAAAGAAGGGAGATGAAAAGGGAGACAGAGGGTTCTTTTGGAGACAAGGTTGTGGAGCTTGTATCAAACTCCCCAGGATTTAACAAATTGACTTTTGAAGTCGATGTGGAGTATGTGATGAAAATAGTTCATTCTTTCAAGAATAGGATGACAGGAATAGCACTAAGTGACATATACTCAAATGGGGAATCAATCTTTGGGGAGGTTATTGAAGAAATAAGTAGGATCAATAAATCCTCATGCTCAGACAAAAAGAAGAAAGATGGGTCTTATGAAAGTGAGCACATGACAAGGAAAATCGAATTGAATTGTGTCATTGGGCTTGGTGGATCTGGTAAATCCAACTCACTACAGAGCTTTCTCAAAAAAAATGTTAAAGGGAAGTTTCTTGTGATCTCACCTAGATTAAATTTGGCAAGTGATTGGATCTCAAAAGTTGGTTGCAACCCAAACAAGGTCAGAACATTCGAAACTGCACTCAGGACAAACCTCAAATCAATTGAGGTGATCATAGTTGATGAGCTGACCCTATTTCCTAATGGATATCTTGACCTTTTGATGTGCATGCTTGGAAAAGAAGTCAAAAGGAAGAAGATTGTGTGCATTTTTGACATTTATCAGTCAAGATACCATTCAGAGTCAGACACAAACATCCTAGGGCAGGTTCATGATGTTGATAGAATTGTTAAAAATAAGGAAATAAGCTATCTTCATCAAAGTTATAGATTTATCTCAAATTTCTTTGACTCCTTTTTTAAAGATGTGACAATAAATAAAAAAGTTGAAGAAAAATTTGAGGTAAGAGTCTATGACTGTCACCTTAAAGCACAAATAATTGAGGAGGAAAAAGGGAGAAAAATAGATGCAATACTTGTTGCATCAAGAGATGAAAAGAATGCTTTAAGTGGCAAAGTAGAAGTAATGACCTTTGGGGAAAGTCAGGGGTTGAGCTTCAATAGAGTTGCAATTGTCCTCTCTGAGAATTCTGAAAAGCAAGATGAATATAGATGGATGGTTGCACTTACCAGGGCTAGAATATCAATATGCTTCATTGTGATATATAGAGGTGGTTTGTCAGTTTTCCTTCAAAACTGCGGAAACAAATTGATTGGGGCATTCATTAAAGGGCAAGAATGTTCACTAAGAAGATTGAGGATGATGAGCGTTGCCAAAGAAATAACATTCAAAAAAGAAATGATTGGTGGAAAATCTGATGAGGTTGACAGAGAAGAAAGACTGGAAGGTGATCCATTTCTTAAACCCTTCATATTTCTTGGAATGAGGATAAATTCAGAAGAGCCAGAAATGTGTGAGGTTGAGATAGTGGAACCAAAAGGAAAATCTCACATCTGTATAGCCCAGGAAAATTTTGCTTTATCAAGGAATTTTGACCTTATTAGATCAAAAGAATTGAGGGAGTACAGATTTAGGGAATCGACCACCAATCAATTCTGTGATAATTATGAAAGAGTTGGCACAGGTGCATCAAAACACACTGCCGGACCACTTCGATTTGAAAGCATTTATCCAAGACACCAAAGTAATGATGATTTGACTTTCTGGATGGCAGTGCATAAGAGGCTCAAATTTTCAAATGAAGCAAAAGAAAGGGCAAAGCTTAAAGAGTCAAGCATGGTGGGGCAGCTGTTGTATTACAACCTTAAAGAGAAGCTAAATCTTAGTTTTTCTCATGACCCTGGGCTGTTATCACAATGCATAAATGATTTTGAAGTTAAGAAGCTCTCGAAAAGCAAAGCAACCATAGCCAATCATAGCATAAGATCTGACATGGACTGGCCAATGAATCAAATCTTTCTATTTATGAAGAGCCAGTTATGCACAAAATATGAGAAGCAATATTGCGATGCGAAGGCGGGCCAGACCCTTGCATGCTTCCAGCATATGGTGCTAGTTAAATTTGCTCCATATTGCAGATACATGGAGGCAATGATTAGATCCAGGTTACCTGATGAGATTTATATACACTCAAACAAAAATTTCAATGAATTGAATGATTGGGTAGTTAAGCACTTCAAAGGTGAAACCTGTGTTGAATCAGACTATGAAGCATTTGATGCCAGCCAAGATGAATACATAGTCTCCTTTGAAATTGCAATGATGGAGGATATGGGAATGCCAAATTGGTTTATCAATGATTATATTGACCTCAAATGCACACTGGGGTGCAAGTTAGGGCATTTTGCAATAATGAGATTCACGGGTGAATTTTGCACCTTTTTGTTCAACACACTTGCGAATATGGCGTTTACCTTTTGTAGATATGATTGGAGGAAAGGGCAACCAATTGCATTTGCAGGTGACGATATGTGCTCCTTGAGCAATCTAGAGGTGTCAAACAAGTTTGACTCGATATTTGAAAAATTAAGTTTGCAGGCCAAAGTGATTAGAACTGAAACTCCAATGTTTTGTGGCTGGAGACTTAGCAAGTATGGAATTGTTAAAGAGCCAGAACTTGTATTCAACAGATTCATGATAGCCAAAGAGAGGGGCAATGTTGATGAATGCCTAGAAAACTATGCAATTGAAGTTAGCTATGCCTACAGTTTAGGTGAGAGGCTATTTGAAGTTCTGAAAAGTGAAGAACAAATTGAGTATCACCAGTGTGTTGTGAGGTTTATAATACAAAGGCTTGAAAAGATCAAAACCAAGGTTAAAGATCTTTTTTCGGATCAGAGAGATGTCTAAAAGCATTAAAGTCAATTCAATAGTAAATAGGGTCAATGTAGATAAGTCTATATTAGGGTCTAGCGAAATAAGCTCGCTGTATGGCAGCAAGTACGCTCCATTAGTTTTCAAAGATGAGGTGAAGATGATAGTGCCTGGGAACATTCTTGGGGGGCCAATTAAATTACAAGCAAACATTCTGACAAAAGAGCGCCTTGGCATAATAAGGGGTCAAAAGTTTGGGGGATCAAATTGCGCATATTTGCATCTCGGGTTTGTTCCAATTGTGATCCAATCTCTATTAGTCTCGGGGAATGAATTGGTGAAAGGGAGATGTTCATTGGTCGACCTTTCAAGAGGATCTGAGAAGACAGGTTTAATTGACAGATTCAATTTCAAGTTCACAAAGAATGAGCCGTTCGCAGCAAAGATTCTAACAATAAACGCACCTATTGACATTAACTGTGACACGTCAATCAACAGCATCCAGATTCTTTTGGAGCTTGAAGGAATTGACATAAGGACAGAAAGGTCAGTGATAGCAGTGGTGACTGGATTAAGCTGTGTACCAACGAATAGCACTATAATGTTACCTGGCTTGAAGAGAGAGACACCGAAATGGTCGATATGCAATGTTTTCAATGTTCCAGAGGAATCTGAAGAAGACAATGAAAGGTTCAACTCGCTCTTCAATGGTGCTAATCCAAAGTTGATAGATCTTGGAAAAGACACGGTTCTGGATAATGGTAAGAAATTTGGCTTCTGGGGGCCATCAGTTAAGCCTGTTCATCGTAGAGAATTGACGACTAAGAACATCATTAAAGAACAGATGTCTCAAGTTATGTCCGAGACGGTTTCAAATTTGAACATATGTGAGGAGAGAAAGAAGCTAAGGAATTGTCTTGAGAGGTCAAAATCCGTGCGTGGAAATGTCAGCGAAGTTGGCAAAGAAGAGGTTCCTGTTCGACGAAGTCTCAGAGTGGATATGGAGGAACTACATCGATCAGGAAGACAGGATGCTCGCATGGAAGGTGGACAGCAATGGGAATGTGAGGCATCTAAATACAAACACGATGGAACAGAAGTCAAGGATTATGACGGATCGGCTGAAAGCGATATTCGGGAATATTGCAGATTACTCGGCGGGTCCCGCAACAAACTTTCCATCGATTATAGTGGACTTCAATGTGATGAATGTGAATGGGATAGAAAATCTGACATCAATAGATGGGAGTTTCAATCTGAGGACAACAGTGGAAACAATGAAGACCTACATAGCAACCCATCAGGATCAGAGGATATCATCATCAACGCTAAGGGAGGTCTGCAGGAGTTTTGCGAACTTCGCCCTTAATTACTACCTTGATGATGAAGACAGGCAGAGTAACCTTGCTGACAAAATGCCACAACTTGCACTGATGGCGAGGGAAGTTATGTTTGATTTCTCAGATGGAATTTCACCAAGTATGCTTAGATCTCACCCAAATAGGACAAAAGTGATTCAAGAGTTGAATAGTAGACTTTTGCAATCTACTGGAACTAAGGCAGTGTTTGAGGCTAGGGGAACTGTGGAGTCAGCAGTTAATCTAATAGTGTAGAATGGAAAAAGCTGAGTCTTTTGCCGGTAAGACTATAAAGAACTGGGTAGCTTTAAATAAGGCAAACATCTTTCTGAGTCTAATAAACTCATTTGGCAGGGACATTGGGTTCAAAATCTTCATGATGTATAAATGCAAATGTGAAAAAGAGTACAAGGACCAAATTAGGTACCAAAACATGGTCAATTATGGGCAAGGCAAATCCAAATCTGCTATGAAAAGAAGAGCAATTAAAGTTGAGCATTGTTACAAATGTGGAAAATTTGAACATGATGGTCACTGTAATAAAAATCAGACAAATTCTAATCATGAATATTTGGAAATGTTTAGATGTGGGCCGATTAAGCTTAAAGCTGAAAGGGCACTTAGGAAAAATAGTATGGTCCAAATGTCATGTGAAAAATTTGGATGGATGATCAAAATGAGCAAAGAACTCAAGGAGAAAGCCAACTCTGGAACTGCAGAAAGAGTATAAAGAGTCTGCATATGCGTGAGTAGTTATAACTTAAGTAACTTGCTTTGGACGTTTAAAAATTTGACC